GTGAGCAAAGACCAGCGTGCTGCCGATCACTGGACCACGAGTTGCGGTGGCGAGTACGTGGCGGTCGGCGTCCGTGGAGCCGTGGCGGGACGCAGGGCCGATCTGATCATTATCGACGACCCGGTCAGTTCCCAGGCGGACGCGGAAAGTCCTCGGCAGCGGGCCTATGTCTGGGAGTGGTTCAAGTCGGATATCATTACACGGCTGAAGCCAGGCGGCAGGATCGTCCTGATCATGACCCGCTGGCATCAGGACGATCTGGGTGGACAGCTACTGGCTCATGCCCGGTCGGAATGGCGCGTGATTCGACTGCCGGCCCTCGCCGAAGCGGATGACCCGCTTGGCAGGCCAGTTGGTGCGCCACTTTGGCCGGAGTGGGAAGACTACGGCGCCCTGATACGAAAACGCCAACTGATTGGCGAACGCGCCTGGTCGGCTCTGTTTCAGCAAACACCCCTGCCTTCGACAGGCCGCTTGTTTTCGATCGACAGGATCGCGATCAGGCCGCCGCCGGAACCAGGCGCAGTCGATGCAATTGTCCGCGCCTGGGATCTGGCCGCCACCGGCAACACCGGCCAAAACGATCCGGACTGGACCGTCGGCGTCAGGATGCAACGGAATTCGGATGGTCGTTACATTATTCTCGACGTTGTCCGTTTGCAGGGAACGCCGCATCAGGTGGAGGAACTGATCGTCAACACCGCCCACAAAGATGGCAAAAAAGTGATCGTGGCGATTCTGGAAGATCCTGGACAGGCGGGTAAGAGCCAGATGGCCTATCTTGTCCGCCAACTGGCTGGCTTCCATGTCATTTCATCCCGCGAAACCGGGTCGAAAGCAACCCGCGCGATGCCGTTGGCCTCTCAGGTCGAAGCTGGAAATGTCTCGATCGCCCCCGGTGACTGGAACCAGATCTTGATTGAAGAAATGCGCGACTTCCCCTGGGGGCACAAGGATGACCAGGTGGATGCCATGGTCCGTGCGTTCACGACACTGACGGCTCGCCCGCGGGCGGCAGGTCCGGTTCCTGTATCGATCCTCAACCGCTAGCGCCACTGCAAAGTAATCACGAGAGACGATGTTTGATACGCTCTGCGAACTGGTTCCCCGCGACCCGGACTATCCGGACCGAGTCCGACGACTGAGCACTCTTGGCCGCGTGCTGAACGGCAACCTCTACGACGCACTTCCCTATCATTTCCACGAGGAACGGGGCCCAGGCGGAGAGTACATTCCCCTTCGTCAGCGGCGGCCGAGCGTCAGGTATCCGCTTTGCCGGATCGTCGTCGAGGACAGCGTGTCGCTGCTATTCAGCGAGGGGCATTTTCCGAGCATTGACAGCAGCGACCCGTGCATCCGCGATGCATTCGCGGACATCATCAAGGAAACGCGCCTCAATTTCGTAATGACCGAAGCAGCCATACGCGGCGCCGTTGGCTCAGTCGCATTGCTGCTCCGGATTCTTCAGGGTCGTATCTTTGTTGAGGTCCTGGATACGCTGTATCTCACCCCCAGGTGGGATCCACAGGCTCCTGATACATTGGCATATGTCGAGGAGCGCTATAAGGTTTCGGGCGCTGACCTGATCACCAACGGCTACGAGATCGATGACCCGGACGGGAAGTACTGGTTCACACGCCGTTGGGACCAATCAAGCGAAACCTGGTTCGAGCCCGTTCGTGTAGGCTCAACAGCCGCTCCTGTCATCGACAATACGAGGACAATATCCCACAGACTTGGGGCAGTTCCTATTGTCTGGATCAAGAACCTGCCGGGCCTGTCCTCAACCGGCGATCCTTGTGACGGCGCATGCACCTTCGCCGCGGCCATGCACACGCAGATCGAAATAGACTACCAGCTCAGCCAGGTAGGCCGCGGACTGAAATACAGCAGCGATCCAACCCTGCTGTTGAAGGATCCCGCGTTCGTGGACGGCGATATCGTGAAAGGCGCCGGCAATGCCCTTGTCGTCTCCGAGAAAGGCGACGCACGGTTGCTGGAAATCGGGGGGACCGCATCAAGCGCAGTCATCGAGTACGTCCGCACCCTACGGGAGCTTGCTCTTGAAAGCATCCACGGCAGTCGGGCCAGCCCGGAGCGCATGACCGCCGCGCAATCCGGACGAGCGTTGGAACTGCTCAATCAGGGGCTGATCTGGCTTGCAGACAATATGCGCACAAGCTACGGCGAAGCGGGACTGCTGCAGCTTGCACGGCTGATCGTTCTGGCGTCGCAAGTATATCCCCTGGTTGTATTCGGGCAAGAGATCGCTCCCCTCGATATGGCTGCTTCGCTCAGCCTCAAGTGGCCACGATGGTATCCGACCACGGCCGATGATCGCCAGAAGGATGTTCAGTCCCTGACGGCTCTTGTAGCGGCTGGATGCATCAGCCGCGAAACCGCAGCCCGCACCATTGCAGCAAGTTATGATATCGAACATTTTTCGGAGGAACTCGATTTTTCGGAAGTCGACGAAACATCATGAGCTGGAAATGGATGAAACACTGAACGACGAGCAGCCTGTCGCGATACAGGACCAACCGCAGGACCGCACTGCCGAAGACAAAATCAGCAAGCTTCACGCACAGTATCAGGTCCGTCTGGTAGCCGCAGGTCTTCGGGCCGAAGCAATCAAGGCAGGAATGATCGACCTGGATGGGCTCAAGCTTCTTGATACGTCTTCCATTGTGCTTGATACCGACGACAGGATTGTGGGCGGGCGCAAGCTTATGGAAGATCTTCGACGTGACAAACCCTGGTTGTTTGGTCTGACCTCTTCTTCAAGCATCGCGGCCGTTCCGGCATCGCAGCCTGTCCGTCAGAAAACCGCCCTCGAGATGACTGACGAGGAATATGCTGCTGCGCGGGCCGCCCTGACGAGACATCAATTCTAGAACATTCATCGCTTCTGACGAAAACAACCGTTATTCACAGGACACTTGATGGGCATCCAAAATTTTCCCGCCTCGCTGCAGCCGATTATCCAGCAAGGCTTTCTGGAGCGTGAGTTTTCTCAGGCGTTGCAGTCGCGGCTCGGTTATCGAGCCTGCGCGGATCGCATCACCGTCGCGGCAGGAATTGGCGAAACCCTGACCAAGACGCGTGCCGGACTGAAGCCGCCGGTCACGACCCCCCTGGCGCCTGCCGCGAATACGAACTTTGACAACGGGCTGACGCCGACTTCATGGGGTGTAGAGCAGTTCACGATCACAATCAATCATTACGCTGCGACGACCGATCTCAATGTCGTCGCGGAGCGCGTGGCCATTGCATCGGTATTCCTGCAAAATGCCTATGTGAACGGCGAGCAGGCGGCGCGCAGCCTGGATGAGCTTGGCCGGAACGCGCTGTTCGCGGCGTACATGGGTGGCAACACGCGGGTCCGTACCACGCTCTCCGCGCCGGGGCCGACCGTTGCGGTCGATGACGTGCGTGGCTTCCAGGTTGTCTTCGTCAACGGCGTGCAGCAGACCGTGAGCGCCACCAATCCGATGACGGTTACCATCGGATCGAATGCCTACACGCTCGTTGCGGCGGCGGTTGACGCTACGAATGTCTCGACGGCCCCGAATGGCATTTCCGGCACGCTCACGCTATCGAGCAACGTCTCGGTTCCGGACGGAACCGCAGGAAACACGGTAACCGCGGCGAACGCCTCTTCCATCGTGCGGCCGTCGCAGCGGACCAACACTTCCCTGCTTACCGCCTCTGACACTCTCACCATGTCGTGCCTCCTGGATGCCGTCGCCAAGCTGCGTTTGAACGCGGTTCCTGAAATCGACGGTGCCTACAATTGCTATCTGGACCCGGTTTCTGCTCGCCAGTTGTTTGCCGATCCGGACTTCAAGCAACTCTTCCAAGGTGCGACCTCGGCCAACCAGGTGTTCAGGAAGGGTATGACGAACGACTTTCTGGGACTGCGGTTTGTGCCCACAACCGAGGCTTTTGTGCAGTCGCATCCTAGCCTGGCCAGCCTTATGGTTCGTCGTCCGGTGATCTGCGGGCAGGGTGCGCTGATCGAAGGTGACTTCGCCGGCATCGCCGCCGCCGACGTTGCGCCCGCGGATTCGATTGTATCGGTTGTCGATGGCATCGCCATGGTAACCCGCGAGGCCATTGACCGGCTGCAGCAGATTATTGCGCAGTCCTGGTATTGGATCGGCGGCTTCTGCGCACCATCCGATACGACGACGAATTCCACGACGATACCGACCGCAACGAACGCCGCGTACAAGCGCGCTGTAATCGTCGAACACATCGGCTAACAAGAACAAAGGCCTAATCGCCATGCCGATCGGCTCAGTCAGCCCCTTCCGTCCAACGGGTACCGTCAGTATAGCAGCGAGCGCTGTATCATCGAACACCCGGTTGACGGGCGGTGGAGACACTGTCGTGGTCACGAATACGTCGGGTGCCCTCGGCTACATCAGGTTCGGCTCGGACTCCAGTGTCACCGCGACCACGACAGATATGCCAATCCTGCCAGGGACTCACCTGACTCTATCGGTCAACAGCCTCATTACGCATGCCGCGGCTATCACGCCATCGGGCTCTGGCACCATCCTGTTCAGCCGCGGTGACGGATCGATCCTGTGAACCCGTTAACAGACGCCGAGAAAGTGGATATCCGCCGCCTTTGCGGATATCCCCTGTACGGTGCTGCTCCGAGCGGCATGCAGTCATGGCGCTTCTTCCAGGTCTATGGATTGCTGGAATTCCGCCTGACGAACCTGTCGGCGGCAGAGACCGCCGTCGTGCGCCGCTATCTCGGCACGCTGCTGGCTCTTGAACTGGCGGTTCCCGCGGCGGCCGCCAACCTGGACACCGATCAGGCCGGGATATGGACGCGCAACAAAAGCGAAATGAGCGACAGGATCGATCTTCTTGACGAGTGGCGTCGGCGTCTGTGCGGCTTCCTTGGCGTTCCGCCTGGTAACGCACTTTCCAGCGGCACGGTTTCCCTGGTTGTATAGCAAATGGATTGCCGGAGACTTCAGGACCGCCTGTATTTCGGCCTGGGACGGTCGGCCCGTCACGTTGGCCGAACCGCTGATGCATTTCGACCCGACGGCCCGTTCGATCCTCTCAATAGACAAAACCGCTTTCTGCGTCTTCCCGCGGCCTTCGTGCCAGCCAACGGTGGGCTCAACGCCGCAGATAGCTACGGGCAACCGCTCTGGCATGGCATCTTTGACGCCAGCTACACCCGGGCGGGAGACTATCTGGTTCTTGAGTCCGAAACATACTTTATTGCCTCTCAGGCGCCCCTGCTGCCTGTATTATGCGTTATGACCAACCGCACCATCTCCATAGCACGCCCGACGTTACAGATGTCAGCAGACGAGCATACCTACGGCGGCTTTACGGTCAACGGCACAGTGCCACTGATGGACCTCTGGCCGGCCAGCGTCCTGGCCGGAGGTCGGGGCGGCTTGGCGTCTGTGGGCCTTCCCACCGACCAGGCAGCGTCGTATCTGAATATTCTGGTTCCGGCGCCTGCTGGAATCATGTTGCTCTCGGGCGACAGAATAAGCGACGACCTTGGGCAAAGCGCCATCATCTCGACCGCAGAACTGACCAACCTGGGCTGGCGAATCACCGCAAAAATGGCTACAGTCTGATGGCGGACATTTCTCACGTCGAGCAGGCGGTCGCCGACGCTGTCAACTCCAGCCTGTATCCGAATGGATCTGCGCAGTCCAGCATTGTGGGAGCCTTGTGCAGGGTCTACAGGGGCTGGCCAAACACGGCGACCTTGAACACGGATCTTGCGGCTGGAGCCATCAACGTCTCGATTGCAGCCGACAATGACAGCGGCAGGACCACAACGCGGTACTTACCTGACTGGAATTACATCCCTCTCCGGCCGGGGATCAACGTTAGCGCAACGGATTCGTCGATCACGGTCGGTGGAACCCCGGCCGTGGGAGACGTCATTGGAGCACTGGTTGACGGGAAACCCTATATCTATCGCGTTCAAAGCGGAGATACGATCGAGCTGGTCGCGGCTAACCTGGCTCAGCTCGTTCGATCGGATCGCATGGCGCTGACGCAGGCGGCAATCATAAATCTGCCGGGTGCTCGTTCCATCGTTGCGTGCGCCGTGCGCGATTGCCCCGCTGTCTTCGAAAGTCGCCGTCAGGAAAAGGACGTACGAATCATCTGCTGGTGCCCAAGCCCTTCCACACGCGATTCGGTAGCCGCAGCCATCGACACGTCGTTGAACCAGGCAAGCTTTCTGTCCTTGGCGGATGGCACTGCCGCCCGGATCATTTACCGCAACACTGCCAGCTACGACCAGGCGCAGAACGCCCTGCTCTATCGTCGCGATCTGATCTATACCGCCGAATATCCAACCGTAATAAACCTCGAGCAACCCTCGATGATTTTTGGTGCTGCAGCGGTAAACGGCAATCTTACTTATGGTTAGGTACACACGATGACACTCCATCTCGTCGCGACAAGGCCGTTCCTGGGCTACGTCAGAGGCGACATCATTTGTGACGCGGCAAAGATCGACGAAATACTTGGCTCCGACTACAAGAGATTTGTAGTCAAGGTTGCCTCATCCGTAGCGTCAAAAGGATAAGTCCGTGCCAGTTGTACAGCAAGGCACCGTCAACACGACGTCGCTTATTCTTCCGGATCTCTACGTTCAGATCGTCCCACCGCAAAACCTCGTTCTGAACGGCGTTCCGACCAACATCATCGGTGTCGTCGGTACCGCGTCATGGGGTCCTGTCAACGAGCCGACCATCGTTGGCTCGATGGCCGATTATGCGCACTCATTCGGTGCGTTGATGCCCAGGAAATATGACATGGGCACGCAGGTTGCCACTGCCGTCCAGCAGGGCGCACAGAATTTCCGGTGCGTTCGCGTGACGGATGGCACCGACGCGGCGGCATATTCTGTCGTTCCAGGTACAAACGCCGCCTTTACGGCGAATTATACAGGCTCCCTCGGCAACAGCATCAAGATCGCGCTTGAGCAAAGCTCGAAACCGGCCACCTGGCGTCTCTTGATCCTGGTATCCGGCTTTGAACCTGAGATCTACGACGGTCTTACCGGAGACGGCGCCGACTTCTGGAACAACCTCGCGGCAGCGGTCAACACTGGCTTGGGTCCACAACGTGGGCCCTCCATGCTTGTTGTTGCAAGCGCCGGAGGCTCAACCGCCTCGCCAGCGCCATTCTCACTGACGCTGGGATCCACGAGCGCCGGCACGGACGGTGCAATGTCGGTTTCCAGCACACAGCTTATCGGATCTGACACCTACACGCGCACTGGCATGTACGCGCTGAGAGGACAAGGTTGCGGACTGGCACTGCTGGCGGATTGCGATAACCCGGCGACCTGGAGCATCCAGGCCGAATTCGGGCTGCAGGAAGGTATCTACATGATCCTTACCACTCCTGCAGGCGACACGATTAGCAATGCCGTAATTACCAAAGCCCAGGCCGGACTGGACAGCTATTCAGCAAAGCTGATGTTCGGCGATTGGCTTTGGTGGTCCGACCAGGTCAATACGGTTGTGCGGCTTGTATCCCCTCAGGGATTTGCGGCAGGGCGTCTGGCCAATCTGTCGCCCGAGCAGTCGAGCCTGAACAAGCCGATTTACGGCATTATCGGCAGCCAGCGCACCGGGACGCCCGGCTCTGGCCAGAATTCGGCCTACTCGTCGGCCGACCTGACCGCGCTTATTGCGGCCGGCATTGACATTATCTGCAATCCACAGCCTGCCGGCTCCTTCTGGGGCGTCCGGGGGGGTCACAACACCGCCTCCAATCGGGCGATTGACGGCGATGACTACACCAGATTGACAAACTACATTGCCGCGACGCTGGCTGCGGGAATGGGCCAATACGTCGGCAAGGTTATCAATAGCAGCCTGTTCGCCCAAATCAGGTCCACCCAGCTGTCCTTCCTGAACAATATGCTGGCACAGGGGCTGCTCGGCAGCACGGACGGCACGGTTCCGTTCAGCGTGATCTGCGACATCTCCAATAATCCGTCGTCGCGCACAAGCCTGGGATACGTTCAGTCGGACGCTCAGGTGCAATATCAGGCGATCAACGAACGTTTCATTGTCAATGTTGAAGGAGGCCAGACCGTCCAGGTGGCGCGCCAGACATTGCCCACCGGCCAGATTAGCTAGGAGCTCAAGAAGTGGGTCTGACAACGTTTTCAATTGGTCGCGATACCCAGCTCGTGGTGATGGGGCCTAACGGTCGTGTCGATATGAGCCATGTAACCGGATTCGAGAGCCGCCAGCTTACGAGCCCTGTGCGGGTCAGCAGGCTCGACGGAACCCAGCTTGGAACTGAACTGCCAAAGGGATGGGAGGGAAATTTTGAGGTGGAACGGGGCTCACCTGTTCTCGACGACTTCATCTCCACCATTGAGCAGGACTTCTACAACGGCGCTGCCGCTCAGCCAGGCACAATGTACCAGTATATAACCGAAACAGACGGCTCGGTTTCAACCTATCAGTACGACGGTGTCGTCTTTAAACTCGCCAGCGCAGGCATCTGGAAAGGCGACACGAGTGTAAAGCAGAAGCTCGAATTCTTTGCAACGCGCAAGAGACGCATCTGATGAGCCCGTCTCAAGCTATTGTCCGCCAGGCGGAAAAGACTATCACGACAACCGATGAACGAGGACGCAAGCTTACGCTGCGCCGCCTGACTTCGCTGGACACTCTTCGACTCTTCAAAGCAGCCGGTCCAGATCTATCCCAGAATACATCATGGCTGTCTATGGCGGGACTAGCCTTTTCGGTAACGGAAATCGACGGCGTTCCAATACCACAGCCGGCAACCGAGGCGCAGATCGAAGGGATTGTTGATCGGCTGGGGGACGAGGGGCTTGCAGCAATCGCGGACGCTCTCGAGGAAAGCCAGGGCGAGCCGCTTTCGAAAGAACACGTGGGAAACTTGCCCGGCACCCTGTCTTGATCGACTGTCTCTATCTGGTTCAAAACGGGGTGCCGTTTGACGTGGCCTTTTCGCTCGATGCAGCGGATCGAACCGCTTACGTTATTGCCACAGGCTGCTTGCATGGAAATATATTCGACTGGTCGAGCTTCAGCTGGACCGAGCCGCGATAAATGAGCACCAAAGCCTATGCCCTATGCCACGACCCACCGAAGGCGGCAGCCCAAGATTAATCACCAGAGATTTGTCAGTGGGAAGCGAACCACCTGGCTGCGCCGGCTGCAGCAGGCTCTACAATTTCCCAGGTACCCCACCGCACCGGCACGGTTCGGTCTTCCCGCCAGACGGAATGCAGAACCCGAAGCCGACGTTGCGTCCGCGGCCTCCGGCACAACCCCCTCCAGCCGGTGGACGACAAAGTCGTACCTACGAAACGATCCGTCTCGAGCAAAGCCAGACAGCAGGAGCAGTCGCCGCACTTCGATTGAGCACATGACAAAGCGGCCTCGGCTCTTACCCTATTCGACTTTTCCTGCCCAAGCCAGCTACATTAGAAACCACCACTTGACACCTGGCAGTCAGCAGAGCAGCCAACTGGCTGATCGATCGCTAACCGGCTATAGCGGTCGTTCATTTGAGACGTACCGCCCGATGCAAAGTCGGATACACCGCCGATCTTCCGAGCCCGGAGTCGTCGGCCTTCGGCGAAAAGCGTTATCTCCGCTCACTCCCGCCGACTCCGTCAAAGCAGTTCCCGACCTACGGTTGGGCGGAAATCAGCAGATGATATCTCGTCTGCCCCACTCCGACGCTTATTGGACTGACATCTCGTTTGCTCCGTCATCAACCTACAATGAAATTGAGGCGCCTCTCTTTCGAGAGGAAAATCTCTTCGCGGCAGCGTCTGACACCATGACCAAAGAAGACGAGATCCGGCCGCGCAAGGCCTCTGTTGTTACTTTGCATCTTGACGGCTCTTCCTTGGGAAGATGGGCCGTGGATCACCTCGGGCGCGTGCTCTCGAGGCCTACGGCTGGCATGACCGGCGTCGATCCGCGGATCGGCATTCCCAGAGGCCGTGTGTCGCCATTCTAGAATCACAGAACTCTTTGTCTGCGACGTACAACCACTTGATCCCGAAGACAAGCAAAGATGCAAACATCCCCTGTACAGATCGGCGATATCAATCTTCAGGACTTCGAGGTACCTCCGTCAATTCGATTTGGCGGGCGTCATAGAGTAGTCATTCACAAACTCTCAGGCGGTGGCCGCGTCCTTGAGCGGCTCGGCCCCGATGACGGAGACATACATTTCTCCGGGACATTTTCCGGCCCTCACGCCGAGGCCAGAATGCGCGCCATGGACAGCCTGCGATTGACCGGTGAAGTCGTATGGCTGACCTGGAACTCCTTCAGATACCGGGTCATTGTCAGAGCCTTCTTCGCCAACTTCCATAATCCATGGTGGATACCGTATCAGGTCGGCTGTGTCGTTGTACGGCAGCCAGGTGCCAACAATGCCGCAGGCCTGTCGTTATATCCTATCGTGGCCGCTGACCTTGCATATGCCACGGCCGCGGCGGTTGGCGCGGGCATTCAGTTAGGTGGCCTGCAGGCGGCCATGACCGCGCCGAATGCTCTTACCGCAGGGACATCTGATCATTCTCAGGGCGTCGTTGCAGTAAAGTCATCCATCGCAACCGTTGATCAACGAATTACCAAAGCTTCAAACAGCGTGATATCGCCGGTCGGCGCGGAGGCAGATGTGGTTACTCGCCAACAGACGCTGGAACGCACCGTAACCGCCGCAGGGACTTTGGCAGCAGCGGTGGTGACCAAGTCATATGTCGGCCGTATTGGAAAAAGCCTCGCCTCCGCCGGGGGTTCAAGTGCATAAGATCACGACCATTGACGGCAACCTGTTTGCAATTGCAGCTTCCGAGCTCGGCGACGCACTGCAGTGGATCAACATCGCCAGGGCAAACGGTTTGTCGGATCCAATGCTTTCCGGTGAAAGACACATCGTCATCCCGGATTTCTCAAGCGCTTTCTCCGATGGAATTGGGCCTCAGTAAGAGCCTGTTTGAGTCAGTGTTTCATAGTCAAGCGGCACGAATTGGCATTGGATTGAGCAGTGCCTGAAAGCCGGACAGGATGGCGACGAAGGCCAGCCGCCCGGCAGAGACATCAAGCCGTCCGGCACGCTCGCGCAGCAGACCACCCCAGTGTGCCAACCAGCCGAAGCTGCGTTCGACCACCCAGCGCCGTGGCAGCACGACAAAGCCCTTCTGGCCAGGCTCGCGGTTGACCACGTGGTGGCGCATGCCATGGAAGTTGGCCCATTCGCGGCAGCGATCGGCGGTGAAACCACCATCGAAGACGGCCAACCGCAGGCTCGGCCAGTTCTCGCTGCCGACATCAAGCGCCGGAAGCGTGTCGCGTTCCTGCACCGAAGCCGGAACAGTGGCGACCGCCAGCCAGACGCCATCGGCATCGACCAGCACCACGCGCTTGCGTCCAACCGTCAACTTCGCCGGGTCGTAGCCACGCGGGCCACGCACGGGGATGCACTTGACCGTCTGCGTGTCAATGATCCCCAGTGTCGGCGTCGAACGACGTCCTGCCGCACGCCGCCGCAGCACCGCAACCTCGTACATCAGCCGGTCGAACAGGCCAAGGTCGAGCCAACGTCGGAACCAGCCATACACCGTCCGCCACGGCGGCATATGCGACGGCAAGGCCCGCCAGGGGCCGCCAACGCGCAGATGCCAGGCAATCGCCTGAACAACCGCCAACGTCGGTGTCGCCGCCTCACTGCGCGGCGGATCGGCCTGTTCCAGCCAACGGGCCACCTTCTTCTCGGCCCACTGCGATATCATATCCTTGAGCTGCGGCTCGTGCCGCGCCCGATGCTGTTTAGTCCACATTCAGTCTCATTGCCCTGTCGGGCGCACCTCATCTTCAATGAACGTAAATGAGATGGGGATTGAGGAGTGAAATTCCACTCAAACAGGCTCTGAGTGCTCGGATCATCCGTTTCCACACCCCGCCCCGCCGTAACGATTGATGGATTTGAGGTCCTGGGTCTCCTGTCGGCAACCTTCACCTCAACCAACAGCTTCTCGGCGGATTGCTATTCTCTGACGTTTGCCATGGGTGAACCGCCCCTTCGGGACATCTGTTACTGGTCAACCCTGTCGTCTGGCTACGTGAATGCAGTATTCGAGAATGTCGTGGGGTCGCTGCAGGCAGGTCTGATCACTGGCATGATCGACATGGTCTGCATCGATGCGACCAGAGGGACGGCTTGTATCGACGGTCGAGATCTGTCCGCGTCGTTGGTGGATTCGTACCGGCAGGTGGACTTCGTGAACCAGACCGCGTCCGAGGTGGTGGCCACCATCGCGAACTGGCACGGTCTTGAAGCTATCGTGACCCCGACGTCAGGCAATATTGGCCGATACTTCGGTGAAGGATATACGCGCCTATCAACAGGCCTGTATTCGCGCCTGCGTTCCGACTGGGATCTGGTGGTCCAGCTCGCTCGTGAGAACGATTTCGATACTTTTGTGCAGGGCAACTGTTTGTTCTTCCAGCCGGCGGTGACGGTGCCGCCGGACGTGGTCAGCATTACACCAAGCGATCTCATAAGTCTGCGCCTCGAGCGATCATTTGCAGTGTCTCCAGACGCCACGGTGAGGCTGCAGTCATGGAACTGCCAGAACATGGTTCCCTATGCCAGTGACACGGCAGGTCCAGTTGCCGCTGAGGCCGCACTGTCGGCCAGCACCGGGGGTCAACCGTATCTCTTTTCTGCATCGAATCTTACGTCCGCTCAGGTGATGCAGTCTGCGGCAAGATATGCGGCCGAGATCAGCCGGCTGCAGACCACTCTGCTGCTGGAGATGCCGTGGACACTCGGCCTCGCGCCGCGGACAGGAGTGATGTTGAGCCAGACCGGATCGCCCCTGGATGGCCTCTATCGCGTCGAAAGCGTCGAGCGGTACTACAATTCCGTCACTGGATCCAGGCAGGCCGTGGCAGCGGTGCCACTGGCCGGCCTCCTTCAAGTTTCGTCAATGCTGGCACAGGTATAGCGCACGATGGGCGACCGTCTGATCAACGCACTCAAATCGCATGCTTTAAGCCTGGACCAGACCGGAGGCCAAGTGAAGTTCGGCACTGTCACTTCGGTTGACTATCAGACTGCCATGGCTCGCGTCCAGATCCAACCGGACGGCGTTCTATCCGGTTGGTTGCCGATATTGTCGCAATGGGTCGGCAACGGCTGGGGAATGGTCTGTCCGCCAAACCCGGGAGACCAGGTGCTGCTGATCCCCCAGGAGGGAGACATCGAGCACGGCATCATCGTTGGTCGTGCCTTCTCAAACAGTCAGCGTCCGCCGGTGGCACCTGAAAATGAATTCTGGCTGGTTCATAGGACCGGCAGTTTCCTCAAGCTTTGCAATGACGGCACCGTCCGCGTGAACGGAGACCTGCATGTCCAGGGCGAGGTTTACGACCTGCATGGAGCGTTGTCGAGCCTGCGGGCAGCCTACGACACTCATACCCATCAGGTGCCGTCTGGCGGCGCGACCACCGGTCCGTCCAACCCGGTTTAGTCAGAGCAAAGGAACCATAGATGAACGACATCCTTCTGGAGTGGGGCGGCGATCTGGCGATAGGGAGCACCGGAGACCTCGCGCTTGTAGCTGGATCGGATATGACAGACCTGCGCGTACGCAGGCGTCTGCTGACAAACGGCGGCGACTATATTTGGCATCTCGACTACGGAGGCGGGCTAGGCCGGTTCGTAGGGAACCCGGCAAAACCTGCGGACATTGAATCTGTCGTCAGGGCCCAGCTGCGCCTGGAGACAGCAGTTTCTTCCACGCCGTCCCCGCAGGTGAGCGCCAGAATCGCTGACACAGCCAACGGCCTCGTAATCACGAAGATTTCCTATGTCGATGCCTTATCCGGCTCCTCAAGCCAGCTCACTGTAGGCTCTGGTTGAGTAACATGAATCTCTCGCTCAAGACGTTCAGCCAACTGATTGAGGATATGGGAGCCGCACTGCAAAGCTCCGCAACGGCACTGGTGGATGTATCCGTCGGCTCGGTCATTCGGGCCATCTTCGAGGCCAACGCATCGGTCGCCTTGTGGATGCAGTGGCTGATCCTGCAGGTCCTTCAGACGACCAGGGCTGCGACTTCGAATGGCGCCGACTTGGATAGCTGGATGCAGGATTTTTGCCTGACACGGCTGCCGGCGTCTGCGTCGTCAGGGACGGTCCTGTTCTCCCGCTTTGCCAGCTCGTTGCCAGCGCTGATACCAGTGGGGTCGATTGTCAAGACCACGGATGGCACACTCAGCTTCGCGGTGACTGAAGACGAAACGTCTTCGATCTGGAGCGCGGCACAATCCGGCTATGTCATTCCGAGTGGTGTCAGCAGTGCCACCCTGCCAGTAACGTGCACATCCGGCGGAGTCGCCGGAAATGTGCTGGCAGGTGCAATCTCCGTTATAGCGGCCTCACTGCCAGGTATAGACTGCGTCACAAATGGAAGCCCGTTCATCAACGGAGCCGACGCCGAGAGTGACGAGGCGTTTCGCCTACGCTTCCAAGGTTACTTGGCGAGTCGGTCACGTGCCACCGTGGCTGCGATACGAAACGCTATTGCAAGCGTACAGCAGAGCTTGGACGTCCTTATCCAGGAAAACACGGCTGCTGATGGAAGCGCGAGTTTGGGATGCTTTGTCGTAACGGTTGATGATGGGTCGGGGCACCCGCCGGCGGACCTTCTCGCCGTGGTTGCCTCGGCGGTTGACGCCGTCCGGCCAATCGGCACAACGTTTTTTGTTCTTCCCCCGGCAGTGATGATAGCCAACGTCACATTAGGCATTACTTTGCGCCAGACCACCGAATCGGCTACCTGCCTATCCCAGGTCCAGGCGTTGGTTGCGGATTATCTTAACAAGCTGACGATAGGCCGAGTTGCTTCGGTTACCCGTGTCGCAAGAAGTGCTTATATGGCTGGGCAGGACATCGACAATGTCAGCGATGTGCTGCTGAATGGGCTTGCATCCGATATCGTTCCGCCGCCCCGCACCGTCATACGGGCCGGGAGCGTCACGGTGGCCATCAATGGTGGGTGACCTCGCAAACTTCGTTCTTCGGCTGAAGACCGTTCTTCCAAAGCGTTGGTTTGGCGAAGAAAGCCCGAACCTTGACGCCATTCTCACCGCGGTTGCGACGCCATGGGTGTGGTTGCACGACTTCCTGACGTACGCCGCCCGCCAGGCTCGTGTTGGTACGGCATCCGACACGTGGCTCGATCTGGCCGCGGTAGACTACTTTGGCCCGGAAATCAAACGCAGGCCCGGCGAGGCCGACACGTTCTACCGGTCTCGCATAAAGAAGGCGTTGCTTCGCGATGCAGCGACCCGGAGCGCAATTGCGGCCGGTCTGCTTGATATCTGCGGCTCAGAACCACGTATTTTCGAGCCCGCAAGAACCGCCGACACCGGAGGCTACGGAAGACCCGTCGGCGCCGCCGATTGTCCCTGTTATGGCTTGGCCTATGGCCAGACGGGTGGTTGGGGGAATCTTGACCTGCCGCTTCAGTTTTTCATTTCCGTAAATCGTCCGGCTGCTCCGGTCGTAGCCACGCTGGCGGGGTATGGAATTGCAACCGGAGCATACCGCACGGGCTCCATTTCATATGTTGACCTCTCTGGCCTGCCAGGTGAGGTCACCGATGAGGACATCAGATTGGCGCTTCTGAGCCTCCTGCCCGTCAATGCCACTGCCTGGCTACAAATCGTCTGATTATTAACCGTAATGAGCGGCAAGAGATTCGCATGGACCGTACCATCGTTTACCCGGGTGCCATTCCGTTGGACACGGACCTACTTTCCATCAACAAAAATACCATGATCGGGTTGGGGTTCCTCGCCCAGGCGGTTCTCGGTACCGACACGGTGGTGGACGGCCTGACCTGCCAGCCGACGACACCCGCATCAATGAGTGTGACAATTGGCGGTGGCAGCATTACGCAGCTGGCATTTATCGACAGGCAGCCTTATGGATCCATCCCGGCTGATACCAGCGCGGCTGTCATCAAGATGGGAATCAATCCCAGGCCGCTCACGCTCACGCTGACGGCTCCATCAAGTGTTGGGCAATCGATAAGCTATCTGGTTCAGGCTACGTTCCAGGAAGGGGATGATAACCCGGTTGTCCTGCCTTACTACAACGCGAGCAACCCGGCGCAATCGTTCAGCGGCCCTTCCAATTCCGGGTCCGCCCAAAATACCGTTCGGCAGCAAACGGTGGTCGTCCAACTGAAGGCTGGCACTCCCGCGAACTCCGGCAGTCAAATCACGCCGACGGCGGATGCAGGTTGGACGGGCCTCTACCAGATCGTGGTTGCCTATGGCCAGACCGAAATCACCGGCGAACAAATCTTGGTCCTTCCGACCGCGCCATTCCTGACCTGGAAACTGCCTGCCCTGCACCCTGGATTTGGCTCTGGCGTGCAGAGCCTCACCAGTTCAGGAAGCTTTACGGTTCCCGCTGGCGTTACTCAGGTCGAGGTGGAAGTTTGGGGTGGTGGCTCGGGAAGCTATGCTTCGGTCTCCGGGAAGCCGAGCGGCGGTGGCTCCGGTGGCGGCTACGCCAGAAAGCTTGTTACGGGACTCGTACCGGGACAGATCGTGCCCGTTACAGTTGGCGCCGGCGGCTCCGGTGGAATAACCGGGGGCGCAGCGCCCACCGCTGGTGGCACCTCAAGCTTTGGACAATTTGTCAGTGCTACCGGCGGCAGTCTGAATCGTCTGGCGACCGTCACTGATCCGCAAAATGGCGCTATCCCACCAGGCGTTGGCGTGGGGGGAGACGTGAACTTTACGGGATCGGCTGGGCAAGCAGGCCTCCTGAACCAGGGCGGACTGGGAGGTGGCGCACCAATGGGAGGCATGCAGAACAGTGGAACGACCGGCAACACGGGCACTTTCCCGGGCGGAGGCGCAGCCGGCGCCGGCACCGGTGCGAACAGCAATACTCCATACAATGGAGCCAATGGCGCTGGCGGGCTTGTTGTCGTGCGATGGTGAACCAGGCTTGGCGGCATCAGTGACAATTCGCCTTTCTTCGTCTTACACCTGAACAACCGGATCTGCCATGTCAACGCCAGCAAACCATGTCTGGAAGCCAAGTCATGCCCGCGTGGCAACCATTGATTCGTTCGTCTCGGTTCCGCGTGGAACGAGTGCCGTCGCCCCTCCTCCGCTGAACTGGCCAGCCAAGGATCCAGGCGATATCCTGGATTACATTCTGGATATCGCGCCAGCCGTAGTCGGGAATGATGGCGACGGCATTGCCGCACTGGATGTCAGCATATCACCGTCGAACCCGGGCGATCTTGTAATGCAAAGTTCAACAGCGGATGGTACCCGGGTTGTTCTTTGGCTTTCCGGCGGCCAGGCTGGAACGGTATATACGCTGACGTTTAACATAACAACGACCAATGGACGTGTGCTGCAAAGGAGTGTTCTGCTGCCGGTGCTGCTCCTGTCGATAACTGAAGCCCCCGCAGATGCGCTATTGACTGCAATGGGTATCATGCTGACCGACCAGAATGGCAATCCTATTCTCATAGGCAGCTAGCGGCCGAACAGCCCGTCTTCACGACATTTGTAAGTATTGGCGCAGCCCCGCCGAGGCGGAGGAGTGGCCGGAGAGTAATGTCTTATGCCCACAATTGATCAGCTCGGATCTGTGACATCAGCATCCGACACGGATGAATTTGTTGTCAGCCAGGCTGGTACCGCAAAGAAGGTCAGCCGCGCTCAGGTGCTGAACGGGGTTCAGCCACAACTCGCCCTTTCCTCGGGGTCGTTGCTTGGACGTGCAAGCTCGGGTGTGGGAGCACCCGAGGTTATCGCCGTCGGTTTGAACCTGAGCCTCGACGGCGCTACCCTGTCTGCCGTAGCCACGCCATTCACGATCAATGACCTGCCGGCAGGTAATGTCCCGGGCACCGGCGACCTGTTGTGCCTGTCGCAGAGCGGACAGACCGTATCGGTAACATATCGGCAACTCCTGAGTGGCCTGTCGGATGTCCCGGACATCGACTTGTCGCAGGGATTGGTAGCGGCTACAGGCGAGGCGGATTATCGGAAACTGGCCGATCTGGCCGCTTCCATGGTCCCGGTTTCGGGCGGGACATTGACCGGCAAGCTCGTGCTGGCCGGCGCGCCGGCGTCGGAATCCGAGGCGGCAGACAAGGCCTATGTGGACCAACAGGTTTCGACTGCGTTGCCTTTGACGGGCGGCTCGATGCTGGGAATCCTGACGCTGGCCGCCGCGCCGCAACGTCCGATGGATTCGGCGACAAAAGGGTATGCCGACGCGATGGTGGCTGGATTGCTGCCGCTCAGCGGAGGCTCACTGTCAGGTGCGCTCCTGCTGAACGGTGATCCGGCCACCAGTCAGCAGGCTGCGACAAAGCATTATGCCGACCTCAAGCTTTCGCGCTCCGGCGACACACTGTCCGGGATGCTTGCCTTGGCAGCCGATCCGACACTGGCGCTTCAGGCGGCGACAAAGAACTACCTGCTTACGCACTTTCCTCAGCCTCTGGGGCATGATACATAGCATGAACATCCGGTTGTAGCGAGGCGGTGGCAATGGCTCGGAACAAGGTGCAATTCCAAAAGGGCCTCAGCGAGGCGGCGTTCGATGCGCTTTACGGCACCGAGGAAAAATGCCGTGCGGCGGTGATTGCGTCGCGCTGGCCGAATGGCTTCGAATGCCCGGCCTGCGGCGAGCGAGCCTATTGCGAGGTGAGATCGCGTGGGTTGTTTCAGTGCAACGCCTGCCGCCGCCAGACCTCGCCAATCGCGGGCACAATCTTTGCCTCGACCTATGTGCCGCTGCGGCTGTGGTTCCGCGCCATGTATCACCTGACCCAGAGCAAGCAGGGCATCTCCAGCATCGAGTTGGGCCGCCGCCTCGGCGTGACCCAGACCACCGCCTGGAAGATCAAGCACAAGTTGGCTCAGGTGATGATGGAGCGTGATGCCACCAAGCAACTGAGTGGGCGGGTTGAACTGGACGACGCTTACCTCGGCGGCGAGCGCACCGGCGGCAAGCGAGGCCGCGGTGCCCCTGGCAAGACGCCGTTCGTCGCCGCCGTCGAAACCACACCTGAGGGCAAGCCGGTGCAGTTGAAGCTGCGCCGGGTCACCAGCTTCTGCAATCACTCGATTTCGATTTTTGCCAAGCGCAGCCTCGATCCGTCCTGCGAGGTCGTCAGCGATGGCCTGGCCTGTTTCGGCGCTGTGACCACGGCCGGGTGTCGCCACGAGGTCATTATAACCGGCTCGGGCGCTGCCGCAGCTCGCACCCCCGGTTTCAAATGGGTCAATACGGCACTCGGCAACATCAAGGCCGCCATCGTCGGGACCTACCGGGCGATCCACCAGAAACACGTGCCGCGGTATCTGGCCGAATTCGAATATCGCTTCAACCGCCGATACGATCTTGCCGCCATGATGCCGCGGCTTCTCTGGGCAGGTGTCCGCACCACGCCCATGCCCTACCGGTTGCTCAAGCTGGCCGATGTTTATGTTTGATAAGGATAACGATCATCCGGAAAAATTGGCTGAGGAAGGTGCGTAAGCAGGAAGAACTATGTCGATGTCCAGGTCAGCGCCGCATTGCCCAAGTCCGGCGGCACCATGCTGGGCAGCCTCGTCCTTGCCTCTGATCCGTCAATGAATGCTCAGGCGGCAACGAAGCAATATGTCGATCAACGCATCCTGCGAGGTGGCGACACTCTGGCTGGCGCGCTGATCCTGGCTGGCGATCCTGTGCTTGCCAATCAGGCAGCCACCAAGAATTACGTGGACACCCATATCGGCGGCGCTCTCCCGCTTACGGGCTTCTCGATGACAGGCGCTCTTCTGCTGGGTTCGGATCCCGCGGTCGAGTTGCAGGCCAGCACCAAGCAATACGTCGATTTGCGCGTCGCGCGTAACGGCGATACGCTGACGGGTGCGCTCTATCTGGCGTCCAATCCGACCTCTCCGTTGCAGGCAGCGACGAAGCAGTACGTCGACGGCGTGGTTGCCAACTACGTCAGGCCGGCAGGGGTTACATTCATGGGGCCGGTGGTTCTGGCATTTGATCCGGTTCTACCGGCCCAGGCCGCGACCAAGCAGTATGCCGACACGAAAGTGCTGCGAGCCGGTGACACACTCAGCGGCCCTCTGATTCTATCGGCTGATCCCGTAGTGTCCTCTCAGGCGGCCACGAAGAACTATGTCGATACAAAGCTGCTTGGCGCCCTGTCCCTTTCCGGTGGCAGTCTGAACGGCGCACTCAGTCTTTCCGCGGATCCCACTACGGTAAGCCAGGCCGCGACGAAGCGTTACGTCGATGGCCGCGTAGCGACGGCCCTGTCGCTCGGTGGCGGTACATTGACCGGTGCGCTAATTCTTTCTGGCGCCCCCACAGTGCCGCTTCAGGCCGCCACAAAATCCTACCTGCTTACGCACTTTCCTCAGCCTCTGGGGTATGATACATAG